TAAACAGCGTTCCCATCCCCGAAAGTTACCACGCTGGCCGGTCCTGTTTCGGTGTGGTCTTTATCAACATAAACAAAGTCGCCGTCTGCTAACCCAGTATTCACCGAATCCGTGATCGCGTCATAGAGAGAAAGGAAAGCGTTTCCGAGTTTGCCGGCAATTGTGGGGAGAAAAGATTTTTCAGAGAATTAGAAAAGATGACAACTTTTCCTCATTCTTTCTTACTGTTCGAATTTAGCTGGGCTGACATAGAAAGATATCCTCACGGGTCTGGTATACCTAAGAAAGTCTGGCCTTCTTTAAGGATTAAAGGAAAGTACATGCAGAGAGTTATCTCTTCGATACAGATAGACTATGGGGTGCATGTGATAGCCTGTGGAGATAAGAAAAGGGCGGAAGAAATAGCTATGCTTATAATGCGAAAGGTTTATGAAAAAAATGAAGGAAAGCACTAGATCCTTTATATCTTCCGTTATTTCATCTGATGACAACGCTTGGCTTGGCTTAGACGATACAGATATTCCTAAGTTTAGATCTCCTCTAGAAGAGATCTCTGACTTCGACAAAGACAATCTCCATCTTAAAATAATATCTCTCATGAAAGAGCCAGAGTATTTTCAATGGACGGTGAAGAAGTTATTTGGCATTGAATTATTGCCAGTCCAAACTTGCATACTTAGAGAAATGTGGGTAAGAGCTTTCCCAATGTACATAGCAAGTCGTGGTTTTGGTAAGTCATTTCTTCTAGCAGTATACTGCCTTCTTAGATGCACTCTCATACCCGGCACAAAGATTGTGATTGTAGGTGCTGCGTTTAGACAATCAAAAGTTATATTTGAGTACATGGATACGATATGGAGGAATGCTCCAATCTTACAGAGTATCTGCTCCGATAGTAGCGGTCCTAGACGAGATGTAGACAGATGCACAATGAGGGTTAATGATAGTTGGGCTATGGCAGTTCCTCTTGGTGATGGTAGTAAGATTCGTGGTTTACGTGCTCACACTATTATAGCTGACGAGTTCAATTCCATCCCTACTCATATTTATGAAACAGTGGTAGCTGGTTTTGCTGCCGTTTCTAGTAACCCAACACAGAATGTTAAAGACGCAGCCAAAAGAAAGAAGATGCAAGATAAAGGCACTTGGGCTGAAAAGATGGAGGAGAAGTACTCAGAGAAAAAGACCAACCAGTCAATAATAGCTGGTACCGCTGGATATGCCTTTGAGCCATATGCTAGTTATTGGAAAAAATATAAAGAGACTATACAAAGTCATGGAGATTTCAGGAAGGTCGCTGAGAAGATGGGTGACGATCCAGATGAAGTACCAGAATATATGAAGAGGTTAGACTGGAAAAACTTCTCTGTAATAAGAATGCCTTATGAATTGATACCTGAAGGCTTCATGGATGATCAGCAGGTAGCTAGAGCGAGAGCTACAATGCACAATGGAATCTATCAAATGGAATATGGAGCCTGCTTTACAGACGACAGTCAAGGCTTCTTTAGACGAAGTCTAATACACTCTTGTGTAGCGTCTGACCAGAACTGTTCTAAAGCAAACTGGGCTCCTTGGTGTCCTGAGCCATTCGACCCAATAGTAAAAGGTTCTCCAGACAAAAGATATGTCATGGGCATAGACCCAGCTTCAGAACAAGACAACTTTGCCATAGTTGTTATAGAAGTACATCCAGAGCATCAAAGAGTTGTGTATGTTTGGACGACTAATAAAAAAGATTTTGCCGGAAGAAAGAAGATAGGGCTTACAGATACTCATGATTATTATAGTTTCTGTGCTAGAAAAATTAGAGATCTTCTAAAGGTTTTTCATTGCGAGATAGTAGGTATAGACTCTCAGGGAGGAGGATTTACAATAGCCGAGGGTCTTAGAGATCTTGACAAACTCAAGACTGGAGAGAGACCTATATATCCAATTATAACGGACAAGGCTAAAGATACTGACGATCTTGCGGGAGATCACATACTTGACTTAGTAAACTTTGCCAAGGCCGAATGGACGGCACAAGCCAACCATGGGATGAGAAAAGACCTAGAAGATAAAGTATTGTTATTTCCAAGATTTGACACACTCAGCCTTAGCATAATGACAGAGAAAGATAAGATATTTTTCGATGAAATGAAACAGAAAACTGGAGATAGCAAATCATTAAGACTGTATGACACGCTTGAGGATGCTGTTATGGAAATTGAAGAATTAAAGAGTGAGCTATCTACAATAGTTATATCAGTTACCCAGTCTGGAAGAGAAAGGTGGGACACTCCACAAATCAAACTTGAAACTGGGAAAAAAGGAAGAATGAGAAAGGACCGTTATAGTGCCTTAGTTATTGCAAATATGCTTGCAAGATCCCAAAGATTTGTGATACCACAGCCAGAATATAATGTGATAGGAAGGGTAGCAGGGCCAGCTAGTAGTAAAATAGATTCAAGAATGTATGTAGGTCCAGAATGGGCTAAGAATTTTAACCAAGCTACCTGTTTTAGAATAGACAAAAACAATGAGTAATGGTGTATAATACAATAAGTATTGTTTTCTATCTCAATATATATTGGAGCTACGGTGTCTAAAAACAAATATCCTAAAAGTTCTCAGTCAGCTTTAGATCAAGCCGCATACGTCAGTTGGGGATCTGACAATTCCGAAGAAAGACAGTCTGCTATCGACTCTTATAGCAAGTCTGTATCGGAGTTTTCTTATGCTAGCTTAGGTTCTAGAACTAGAGACTTCTCTGATTTGACCACAAATCTTGGTGGTCGCCCCGGACTGAATCAAGGTGATTTTGACTGGTTTAGACCCGGACAAGCTGTACCGACTAAAAGCAAAAATATTATAGCATTCGCCCGCACAGCCTATAGGAGGATAGGTCTAATTAGAAATGCTATAGATCTAATGGGCGACTTTGCTTGCCAAGGGATAAGATTAGTTCATCCTAATCCAAGAATTGAAAAGTTCTATAATGATTGGTTTAGTCGAGTTAAAGGACCATTTGTATCTGAGAGAGTATGCAATCTATTATTTAGAGAAGCTAATGTCCCAATAAGAATGAAGACTGCCAAGATCAATAGACAAAAAAGACTAGAAATGCAAAGATCAGTAGCCTCGCCAGACATGCAGGCTATAGTCAGAGATAAAAGCTTTTCCAAGAATGAAATTCCTTGGCAGTATATTTTTCTAGATCCCTTATTAATAGATCCAGTCGGAGGTCCTCTATCCAATATGGTAGGGTCTAAGATCTATCGAATGAAGATACCTTCTCATATTAAAAGAGAAGTAAGAAAGCTACAGGCTAGTCAGAATGCGTCAGATAAGGTATTGCTTTCTCAAATACCCCCAGAAATTCTTAATTCTGCTGAGACTAGTAAAGGTATTTTATTGCCGCCTGAGAAGACATTTGTATATCACTATAAAAAAGATGATTGGCAAGAGTGGGCAGATCCCATGACATATGCTTGCTTCAAAGATTTGTTACTGTATGAAAAACTAAAACTCGCAGATCAAGCAGCACTAGATGGGGCTATATCTAAAATAAGAGTTTGGAAGCTTGGTAACTTAGAACACAAGCTTGCTCCAACAGCTTCAGCGGCTTCTGCATTAGGAGACATACTAGGAACGAATGTCGGTGGTGGAACTATGGATATAGTTTGGGGCCCTGATATCGAACTCATAGAAACAGGAACAGACGTGCAAAGATTTTTAGGTGAAGAGAAATATAGACCTACGTTAATGGCTATCTATGCTTGTCTAGGAATTCCACCAACACTCACAGGAACCTTCGGTGCAAGCGGAACAACTAACAATTTCATATCGCTAAAGACTCTTACTGAAAGATTGAATTATGCTAGGAGTATACTTCTAGATTTCTGGAATCACCAGATTAGAGTTGTTCAAGAGTCAATGGGTTTCAGAATTCCTGCAGAGGTAGAGTTTGACTTCATGTATCTTGACGATCCAGCTTCTATGACTCAACTCATGATAAATCTTGCTGATAGAAATATAATTAGCGATGAGTTTGTTCAAAGAAACATAAAAGCAAAACCGTCTGTAGAAAGAAATAGATTGGTTAACGAAGGGAAGAAAAGAGATAAAGGTTCTATGGCAGAAAAAGTAAGTCCATTCCATGCAGTAGATAAGAAGTTTTCTTTAGAAAAAATAGCTCTACAAACAGGAGTTGCTACTCCAACGGAAGTAGGTCTTGAACTAGATGATAGAAGAGACGGAGAAGAATCTGCTTTAGAACTAAGAAGACCAAAGCAAAATAAATCAGACCCTGAGCAAAAGCAAAAGACGCTACCATTTATGGAGGATACTCCATCTCCAAGTGAATCTCCCGGAAGACCTAAAAATTCTAGAGATTTAGTGCCTAGAGAAAGAAGAACCTTTAAACCAAAACAAAAAGCCTCAATAGAAATATGGGCTAAGCAAGCTCAAGACTCAATATCGGAACTTTTGAACGAAGGTATTCTAAAAGGCTTTGGTAAGAAAAATATGAGAAGTCTAAATGCGGAAGAGCTAAGACAATCAGAGATGATAAAGTTTGAAGTGCTACTCGGAATGGATTGTGCTAAAAGCATTGATGAAGGAAATATTATAGACGCATTCTCTAGCAATAGAGTATCTGCTTCTGTTCATAATGAATTTGAATTATGGGTTTCTGAAGCCTCAACTCAAATTGAAAGGCGCCTAACTATCGACGAGATTAGAAACCTAAGAGCTGCTTTCTATGCTGAAAAAGTCAAATAGTCACTTTTGGTGTAATAGTCTGTTAGAGGTAACCTTATGAAAAAAATAACTATCTTTGATGCAGAAATCGAAGCTGGTATTAGTGAGCAAATAACAAGCCAAGCTTCTATTGCTTATGTATCGCCCCTTTGCATTTCTGACAACGAAAATGAAAATAAGTCCAGCCCAAGATTTAACTCAAAATTATTGAACGAGTTAAAATCAACAGCTTCGGCCCATGATAAAGATGTCTACCAGACTCATTCTATTTTAGTCAGTACTTCTTGGAATAAGAATGATGATGTCTTTACTGCGCAAGAAGTCTGGAAGGCTAAGGATACACCGATATATAAACCCGCTAATTTAGAACACGATGAGAAAAAAATTGTTGGTGGGATTATAGGTAGCTGGCCTGTAGATGAAAAGCTGAATTTAATCCAAGAGGATATAAGTTTAGACAATCTACCTGACTACTACCATATACTTGTTTCTTCTGTTATATACAATCAATGGCAAGATCGTGAATACAAGGCAAGAGCAGAAGAGCTTATTGAGAAGATTGAAAAGGGTGAGATGTTTGTTTCTATGGAATGTCTATTTTCAGGTTTTGACTACGCCGTTATTTCCCCTGATAGCAAAAACCACATTGTAGCTAGAACCAATGATACAGCATTTCTTTCAAGACATCTTCGCGCTTACGGAGGTACTGGTGATTACCAGAATCATAAGATCGGAAGACTACTCAAATCAATAAACTTTTCAGGCAAGGGCTTCGTTGAGAAACCTGCAAATCCTGATAGTATAATATTTGATGCAGAGAAGGATTTTGATTTTGCGAACGCCTCTATTTCAAAAAATCTGTTTTCTACTAAAAATAGTGTATATTTTAATGTAGAAGACAAAGTATTTTCTAGTAAAGAAAAACAGGAGAACTTTAATATGTCAAATGATATTTTAAGTGCTCAAATTTCGGAACTCAAAGAGTCTTTGGCAACGCTGAAAAGTGAAAACAAAGAGCTTTCGGATAAGCTAGCTGCTGCAAATGTTGGAACTTGGGAAACCCAAATTTCAGACCTTGAGCAACAAGTTGAAAGTCTCTCTGCTTCGCTTTCTGAATCTGGATCTTCTCTCGAAGCTGCAGAAGCAAAAATTGCCGAACTTGAAATAAGTGCCGAAACTGGAGTACAAGCTCTTGCTGAAGCTAACAGTACTATTGAATCAATGGTTGCTGAACAATTAGTTACAGCTAGAAAACAGAAACTGGTTGAAGCTGGCCTCTCAGAGGAAGAAGCTTTAGCTAAACTCGAAATCTTTGATGGTCTTTCTGATGAACAATTTGAAGCTGTTGCTGAAACTATTTCAGCTGCCGTTCCAGTAAAAAAGGTTCCTGCAGAAAAGCATGATGACAAAGAGGAAAAAGCTATGAAAATGGCTCCTAAAGTCAAATCAGAAAAGCATGAAAAAGATGAAGAGAAAAAAGAAAAAGGCATGAATATGAAGCCTATCAAAGCGGAAGAAGCAGAAGAAGTAGAAGAAACTGAAGCTCAAGAGATTGATGAAGAAGTTTTGGAAACAGCATCTGTCGAAGATTCGATTGATATGTCTATTGCCTCTGAAGAACTCGAAAACGAAACCGAGCACGTTAGAGCTGGTCTTCGCGATTGGGTAAGTCAACACGTTCTCAAAAATAAACAAGGAGAATTAGAATAATGGCACTTAAACCAGATAGAGTAGAACACCTCACTGACCTAAGTTTCTTTATGAATGAAACTGGCAATCGAGGTGGAATCGTAACCTTTAGAGTTTCTGCAGCTGCATCTGGCGCAGCTATGGACGATGCAAATGCTAAAGTTGGGTATCCTACGGGAACCTCAGCAGCAGAATTTGGTACTCAGAATCAGAAACCTGCAGGTTTATTGTTAAATGATGTTGTTAACTTAGACCTTACTAGACAGCATATTAACTTCCACAAGGACGAAGTCCAAAAAGGTAGTAAAGTATTGCTTCTGCAACGAGGCACTGTGGTGACAGATCAAATTTCCGGAACACCTACTGCAGCCAATATCGGAGCTACATTGTACTTCGATCAAGATGGCAAGCTTGGTGTTGGCGCTAATGCGTCTGCCCCTGTCGGTCGGCTTCTTTCAATTAAAGACGCTGATGGATACGCTAAGGTGTCTATTGACATCACTTGGTAGTTTAAAAAAACCTAATTTAGGAGATTAGATAAATGGCTAATAGAAAATTTTTCGAGCCTTCACAAGAAATGAATCAGCTTCTTCGTCAAGCTGGCTCTTTGAATCGTGAAGAGTCTCTAGCCGCTACAGCAGAACTTGCAAAAGCACTTGAACTGCCATTGCGTAAAGGTGTTATGAGCGGCAATATTTTGGATGGCATTTTCGAAGCTATTAGATTAGCTCCCGGAGCAACGACTGAATTCCCATTGGACTTCATCGCTCCCGGAACTGAAAAAGACTTCGTTGCCTACACTATCCCTAACCATGGTAGAATTCCTGAACGACACGTTGAGGGTGACTACGTAATGGTCCCAACTTATGATGTTGGTGCTTCTATTGATTACTTGCTGAAATATGCTCGTGATGCTAGATGGGACGTAGTAGGTCGTGCCATGAGTGTACTAGAATCTCAGTTCACTAAAAAGATGAACGATGATGGTTGGCACACCATTATCAGCGCTGGTGTTGACAGAAATATTCTTGTCTTCGACGCTGATGCTGCTAACGGAACCTTCTCTAAGAGACTTGTTTCTTTGATGAAGACTGTTATGCGAAGAAATGGTGGTGGTAACAGCACCTCTGTTAATAGAGGTGAGCTTACTGACTTGTATCTGAGCCCAGAAGGTATCGAAGATATCCGAAACTGGGGTGTAGATGAAGTTGATGACATCACTCGTCGAGAACTGATTACTCAAGAAGGCGGTCTTCTTGTCAGAATCTTCCAAGTTAATCTTCATGATTTAGATGAGCTTGGAGAAGGTCAAGAGTACGAAGGTTTCTATGAAAGTGATCTTAGCGGAACTTTACCCGCTGGTGACCAAGAGATCGTTATCGGTCTGGACCTGCGAAACTCTGACAGCTTTGTCATGCCTGTTCGACAAGAAGTTCAGGTATTTGAAGATGACACTCTTCATCGTCAAAGACGCGCCGGTATGTACGGTTGGGGCGAACACGGCTTTGCTGTACTAGATAACCGAAGAGTTCTATTGGGCTCGTTCTAATAGGCTTTTAGTCTTGTATCATAGATCGCCTTTAGTAGCCTTAGCGTTGCTAGGGGCGATTTTTTTATCTCAGAGGTGTAAAAGTGACATTAAGAATTAAAGACAGAGTAAAACAAGGTAGTACAACTGTTGGTGTCGGGACAATTAGTCTTGATGTCTCTTTAACTGCTAGTGGCTTTCAGGACTTCTCAGTCTTAGGAAATGG